TCAGGCGGTCTGCTCGACCGGAGCCTGCGACTCGATGATCTGTCCCTGCGGGTGCACGACCCAGCCGAACGCCGCCGGCTGCGGCGCCAAGGCGATGATCTCTTCCAGCGTGGGGATGGGGTCAGGCAACTGACCATTGAATCCGGCCTGCCACTGTGACGCCCACTGCCACAGAGCATCGCGCCAGGCGATCATCGCCGCGGCGTCGCCGGCGAACTGGGCAACGCCTGAATCCTTGTAGGAGACGCATGACAGGACAGAGTCGTAGGCGTTCGATCGCGCCACACCCTCCATCCATTGTTGCAATCCTGGCGTGAACCGCGCGACATAGTCCTCGAATGTCGGTGCGGGAGGCTCGTCGGGTGCATTACCGGACGCAACCCAATCGCGATACGCATCACCAAGCCAACCATCGCCGGCGACGGGAATGATAGATCCGGTCTCTTTGTCGCGAACGGCAGTGTGGCTGCCGTCGGTGTAGATATATTTCGCCATGATCAAAGCTCCGCGTCCGCTGTCCAATGGCCTGCTACGGTGTAGCTCGATGCCTGCACCAAGCCGCTGCCAAATACGAGGGTGACGCTAAATCCGGTTGTGCTGACCGAGGGGGTCGGAGATGGGCAAGTGAAATACGAGCTCGTGAAGAGTGCCCAGCTATTCGCCTGACTCGGAGCCGAACTCGTTGTGTATAGCGTCAACGCGGGAGTCGATCGCATCTGTACGGGGAATGGGATGCCTTCCGTTCGGGCGTTTCCTGTGCTGAGACCCGTGGCAATGTGCGTGGACTGACCACCTGTCCCGCTTGCCAGATTCAGCGCGGGCGTCACATCGGGGTCGAAGCTCTTGCAGAAGTATCTCTGGCAGAGGGCAAATTCCGTACCGGCGGGGCGTAGCTCGAATGCCGACGCGAACGATCCAAGCTCCAGCTGCACACCACCTTGCTTCGCGCTGCCGTCGAACGTTACCGGGGCGGCCGTGACGAGTTGCAAGAAAACGTTACCCGTCATCGATGCCGGGATAACCAGCGTGACCGACTTCGTGCCCGCACCAGCAGCGATGACGCCAGTTACTGCTGCAGTGGTCGCGTCCGGCCGTAGATTGACCGTAATCGCCCCAGATGGGTTCTTCACTGAGACCGTTACCGTTGCACCGGCCAGATCGGGCGATTCGATAATCTGGCCGATCGTTCCGTTCAAGGTAATGGTCGAGCGATCTGCCGACCGCGTGATGGAGGCTACCGCGCCAAACGTACGCCACCTGTCGTATCCATACGTGTTGGCTGAGAGATTGCCCCCGGCAAACCCACGCTGATTGATCCGAAACCCACCGTTGATCAGTAGATTCCGCATGCCTCGGTACATGAACCGACCATCGTCGCCAGCGGCCACCGTATTGGCTGCCGCTCCCACGTCCTTGGACGAGGCGTTACCGAGCCCATCAACGACGGCCTCGACAGTGGTGAGGCGTCCATCGATCCCGGCGCCAGGACTGCCATCACCGTCGATCGCCTGGGCTATCTCGCCGATGTCGAGGTCCAGCTTCATGAAGGCTTCGCTGGCATTGTCGCCCGTCACCGGGTCGAAGTTGAGACGCTGGATATTCAGTGCCATGGGTGCCTCAGTAGTGGGTTACATCGGCGACAAGAATCGTCGCGGGTGATTCGTTGATCGATGGGATGCCTTGCGATCCGTCGACGGTGATACCCTGCGATGTCACGGCCCCGGCGGCCACCCGCGTTGCCAGAAGCTGTGTATTGCCGGCGACAGCGGAGATTCGGAAGCCCGTGATCATGTGGATGCACGCGTAGTCACGCGCAGGGTCGTAATTCCTGTTCACGGGCGCCGATACACCGGACTGATACATGTCGTTCACGCGGAGATATTTCTGCATGATGTCGAAGGTCTTTTGCCCAGCGGCGTTGAATACCTGCAGGCCAAAATGTGGGTCGGTATCGAAAGGAACATCGAAGATGTAGAACGGAACCGCGGTGCCAACGCCACCCGCCGAAGTGATAATGAAACCCCATCGGTTGTTAGCCGCATCGAAGAAGGCCTGCCCGACTGCCAGACCTGTTCCACCCACGGCCAGCAGCGGCATCGTCAGGCCGTTTCGGAAGAAGGTCACAAACGAGGTGCCGCCGGCGGCGGTAGCTGTTGTGGTAACGGCAGAACCCTGCTCACGAACGGAAAGGTTCCGATAGGTATCGTCTGCCTGGACCGTGGTGCCATCGGCCAGGAATATCTGAAAACCGACGGTCATCAGTACAGCCCGTAGAGCATGGTCACGTCGACGGCTCCGCCCGGAAACCCCGTGCGCGGCGACCACGAAATGACGCCGCCGGACACCGACATCACAGGCGAATATCGGTTTCCGCCGTTGCCATAGATGGCAAACCAAATGGCGCCCTGCGTAGTGTTCGGCACCGCAATTGATCCTGTGCTGCCGGCCGCGATTGTGGTGCTGCCTATGACGCGAGATAGGCGCGTTGTCACATCGATCGCGAGGTTCCCTGCGGCGTCGAACACCTGCATGCCAAGACCCATTACCAGGCGCCCCAGCGGAAACGAAGGATTCCGGCACCGTCATACAGCCGCGCACCTGCACCATCGCGCTCCGTGCGCCATCCCGCGCCCGACCCGCGCATGACCAAGCCGGACCCCTTGTTCAGAGACCACAAGGGGTTGCCGGTGCTGTCGACAGCCGTGGACTGAATCGTGTTGCCGATCATCGCGTCGGTGATCCAGCCGGTACCGATGAGTGCCTGGCTGATGAAGGTCTGGCCACCCTGGATCACGAAGGGGGCCACAGCGGTTCCGCCGGCAGATGTGGGCAATATCGCGAAGGTATCGGCGGTCACTAGGAACTGGGATTGAACCGTGCCGCCGCTGTTGTCGATGCCGAGGGCAAAACCTGCCTGGTAGTACTTCCCATCGGTCGTGACGCCCACCTTGCCGATAATCGCGGCGGACACCCGGCCATCGACGTTGGCAGCCGTCTGGAACGCCAGCTGAGCCGAGGCCTGGGCTGCCCCTGCCGTGGCCTGCACGGTGGTCACCTGCGAAGCCAGCGCCTGATCACCGTCGACTCGCGCCTGGATCTCGGTCGTCACGGCCGCGCTGACCGCTCCAATCGTGGCCTGGACCGTCTCGACGCGCTTACCGAGGGCATGGTTGTCGCTGACCTGCGCCAGCGTCTGGGCGAAGAACCCAGCGGTCGGCGGGAGGTCGTTCGGACCGCCGATGCTTCCGTCAGTGAGTGCGCCAATCTTCTTCGGGTTCAGCTGCGCATAGACCGATTCCGTCTTCTCCGCCGTGGCCTGGACCTGCCCGTCCAGTTCCTCCACCGTGAGGTTGATGTTCGACATTTGCAGCGCCAGCCCAGCGGCCGTCTGGGCGATAGCGCCGACATCGCGCCATACCTCTGGGTCGGTGCCCGGTTCGACGCCAGCGGCAGCGTTCTCCAGGGCCAGCCACAGCCGGCCGTCATGACTGACGAAGGCGCCGGTCGAATAAGCGACGTCGTCCTCCCATGCCTGGGGCGGCTGGATGAACGACTGAAGGCCGTCGATCGAGTCGATGGCCTCGGCCAGTTCCTGCCCGAGCTGGCTCTTCGTGATCTGCCCGGTCAGGTACTCGAGGATCGGACCCGCGTCGCTGCTGCTCTGGCCGTTGACTGCGCCCGTCTCGGGATACCAGGGGCCGATGTTCCCGGCCTTATCGACCATGCGGCCCCAGAAGAACAGCGACGTGCCGGCCATCAGGCCGTGGAGTTCGGTGCTATTGCCCGGGTAGGCGAAGTCGCCAAGGTGATATGCATCCGGGTTGATCTCGTCCGGATCGGGGCGTGTCGCGCTCGTGCTGGCCCATATCTCCGTGCGCTGCGTGTCGCTGACGGCGTCCGGGAAGGTCCAGTGGATGCCGATGCCGAAGATCAGGCTCTCGGTCGTGAGCGTCGCCAGCCGCGGCGGCGAGCCGGTCTTGCCGGTGATCGCGGTCGCGGGGCTGAATGCGGCAAGTGAGGCCGTTCGTCCGTTGTTGAAGGCGGTGACGCGCGCGACGTACGTCCCGGTGTAGATGCCGGCCACATCCACCGAAGTCGTCGGCACCGTGCCGGCCTGAATCCACTGGCCGTCGTCCTTCTGCCACTCGACCTTGTAGTTGGCCGCGCCCTCGGCCTTGTCCCACTCGATGGTCATCACGTTGTTCGCGATGCCCTGCTCCACCACCACGTGCCCGGTCAGGCGGACGTTCGTGGGCGGCGGCTGGACGCCCGTGGGAAGCTGGCTGATCGGCGGGATCTGGATAGCCGCGCCATCGTCGATGTTGGCAAACTTGCCCGGCACGTGTTGCACGGCGCTGATGGTGTAGCGGATCTCGTCGTCGGACGAGTCCTCGGAGACGCTGAGGACGCGGAAATGCTGGGTGGCGAGCGTCGCGCTCTCCACCGTCCACACCGACTCCGGCACCGGCGCCGCCGTGAACGGCTGACCAACGGCCAGCGTGCGGCCATCGATGTTGGCGATCGACCGGGACTCGGCGATCCCACTAGGCAGCGTAATCGTCAGGGTGTGACCCACCTCGACCAGGTCGGGAAGGCGATCGACCGTGACCGATACCTGGCTGGCTGCCGACACGCGTCCGCCCTGCCGCGCTCCGGCGCGCGCAGGGTCCGCTACCTGGATGATCTGCCCGGGCGCGGCGATGACGCCATCCATGCCCACGGCGAACGTGACTGAATCGGTTTCCAGTTGGCTCGTGACGAGGGCCCAGCGGCCCGCCCGGTGCGCCTGTCCTTGGCTCGTGCACCCGAAGGCGACGAACTCCGTCTGCTGCAGGCCGTAGCGAGCGAGGCCTGGGATGTCCTCGACGTACTCGACCTCCTGGCCGTAGGCGTTCGCCGGGTCGTTCCAGGTGACCAGCGCCGTCGTGAAGCGGGTCTTGCGCGGCGACGACTGGTACGTGAACTTGCCCTCGATCACATTCGCCGCGGTGTACGGGTAGACCGGGTCCTGCGGCATATCCGCCACCGCCGCGATCACGCCGCCCATCCAGTACGACATGCCGCGGAACACCGAAGTCAGGTCACCCAGCAGCTTGAAGGCGTCCGCACGGCTCTGGAGGTAGGTGTTGCAGGTGAAGCGCGGCTCCTGACCGCCCTTGCCATCGTCGACCAGCTGATCGCAGTAGACGGCGATGCGGTACAGCTCCCACTTGTCCACCATCGACGCGTCGATCAGGTCGCCCAGGCCAAAGCGGTCCTGGGTGACGATGTCGTAGAAGATCCATGCGGGGTTGTTGGTCCACTCGGTCTGGAACGACCCGTCCCACACGCCCGTGTAGACGCGGGTTTGCGGGTTGTAGTTGCTCGGAATCTTGACCTTCCGGCCGAAGATCTCGTACGCCCGCGACGGGATATTCGTGAACTGGGAGGCGTCGCCGCTGATCGCGACCAGGGCGCTATTCGGGCACCGCAGCTTCGCGTCGATGATCTCGGTGATCGAGACGATGCGCGTCGTGTCGGAGGTGGTCGCGCTGTTCTGGTTCGGCGTCAGTCGACGAACGCGCACGTTCCAGCCGGTAGTCGCTGGCGGTAGGTCAATGCGGTGGCTACGCTGGTAGGGGCTGGTGGCCTTGCCGCTGAATGCCGTGTTGAGGACCGTCTGGTAGGCCGCGCCATCGGTCGACACGTCGATCGCGTACTGGACCGTGAAACCGTTGATATCGCCGTTGGTGGTGTTGCTTCGCTGGAGAGCATCCACCTGCAGCGTGATTCTGACGGCGGACAGGTCCGTGTCGGTCAGCGCATGCACCCACGGCGTCGACGACCGAAGCTCGGTGGCCACGCTGGTGTCGCTCTCGACGCCACCATATCCCTGGATGTAGTCCTGGTCCTGCGTGCCGGGTCGCGTCTGCACCGCCACCCCGGTGAAGTTCAACGTGCCATCGGCATTCGCCAGCGGCGTTCCGTCCAGGAACACCGACTGCATTCCGTTCACCAGGCCGGCGATCTCCCCTTCGGAGATCAGGTCGAGGATGCGAAACGACGAGATCGACCGGAGAGTGTTGGGCGATTCGACAGGCGTGTGTCCGCCTCCACCGCCCTTGGCGCCGGAGATTCGGGGATCGAGTCCCATATGCGTCCCATGAAAAAGCCCGCACGATGGCGGGCTGGAGAATGCGAAGGCCGGAGGTCGAGACGATCAGTCGTCGAACGGTGTCTTTTTCGAGTTGCCGCCTGCCGTGCCGGAGCCGACGTTGCTGGTCGCGCTGCTGTAGTCCTCGGCGATCATGCCGGCGGATATCACTGCGGACCCGACACGTACGCGGCCATAGGCCACGGGCACGCAACCGCCTTGGGCCGTCGTGTTGGTCGGGCCGTTGAAGATGTAGCTCGACTGGTTTCCCGACGAGTCGGCCGACTTACTGAGCTTGGGCACTGGTGTCAGCATCTTCACGACGCCGCCGGCGACCATCGAGATACCGATGGAGAGGGTGGAACCGCCGGTCCAGAAACTGACCACGATCAGCACGATCCCGATGATCGTCTGGAGCACACCAGCACGCTTCGATCCCACGACGATCGGGGCAATGCGGATCGTCGAACCTGCCGGTTCATCCAACTGCTCCACGCCGATGTTCTCGGCCTGCTTCCCACGCCCACGCCAGACAGCGAACTCGACGCCGCGGGCCTTGGCCTTCAGCAGGTAGTCGCGGAACCCGGGAAGCACAGCGGCAAGTGCGCGGCAGGCCTCTCGTGGCGACTTGCCATCGAGATGAAGGTGGAACTCGCGCCCGAAGCGCTTCCGCATGGGCCCAGAGAGGATGATGGTCGTCGCGGTCATGGGCTTCCAGGGGGCTGGGTTGGCGCACTGAGGCGCCATGCCGAGCGCGTGACTTCCTGCCAATACCCACCGTACACGTCGCGCGAGCTCAGGCGGCCGTACAGGTGGTGCAGGATCAGCCCGTCGCCCAGGTAGATCGCTGCGTGGTTCGGGACCAGGTTCTTCGCGCGTATCTGCATGAGGATCAGGTCGCCGCGTGCCAGGTCGGCAAGGTCGATTCGGCGGAAGCCCGCGGCGGCCATGGCGGCGATGCCATAGAGGTCACTTACGCCGTCGTTCCACCACTCGTCGGACCGTGGCGGGTCAGGAAGAAGAACCCCACGCTCATGGCGGTACCAGTCGCGGCACAAGGCCCAGCAGTCCAATACGCCATGGGTCCACGTGCGGCCAACCAGCGGGGCCTCGTAGCCAGTGGGCTCGATGACCTGCGTTTCGGCAACAACCGGGCCTGGCATCACCGAGACGATGACCCACGGCAACTCTGACCGCTCGCAGCCCACCTTGTCCGCTTCTGACGGCCGCGCGGGAACGTCGGGATGCGAGTGCACGATGGCGGTGATCTCCCCGGCATCCTCGGCGGCCGCGTAGTCCTCGGGAGACAGAACGAAGTGTTCGGACGGCGTCGTGGCGAGGTTCCGGCATCGGACGTAGCGCTCCCTTCCCCTCTTCACCACGACCAGCCCACAGGACTCGCGCGGGTATGCCTCGATGGCGTGTGCGTGTGCCGCCAACTGCGTTTTCGGGTTCATCGGATCAGCTTCGCGGCCGGGAAGCCGCCATAAGGGAGCGGGTTGTACCGGCCGAAGCGCAGATAGCACGACGACAGGCGACCACCGCAGACGTCGAGCGACGGGTCGTCCGTAGGGCTGTCGTCCTGCTTCGCCACCGGTGGTCCGTGGTAGCCGCAATAGGGGCCGCGGTACCCGCCCTTCACCAGCCAGCTGCATACGTTCGTGATGATCTGGCGGCTCGGCAGTTGGCGGTCGCCCAGATCCATTGGGCTGGCTAGCTCGAACGTCACCTGCTGACTGTCTTCGGACGCGCGTCGCTCGATGTACCAGATGTCCGGCGCGGCCTCCTGCTCCGGGTCGGCCTCCGGCTGCCCATCCAGGTACTTCTTCAGCGTGCGGTGCCGCGTCAGGCGCGCGCCGACCATGTCCTGGAAGGCGAGGCATAGGGCCGTGATTCGCCCGTTGACGTTGCCCACGGACAGCGTAGGGACCGTCGGCTGGGCTGGGTCGACCTTGAAGCCGTCAGCCTGGATGGGCCACGGGTCGTAGGTCTTGCCCTGCCAGAGGATCGATTCGCTCTGGGTGTAGCCGTGGAAGCGGATGATGTCGCCCTCGCCGCCGCCGGTGATGCTCCGGGCGTCGAGTTCGAACAGCACGATCTCCGCCCCGGGCTCGAGGCGCTGGATATCGGCAACGAAGGTCATGGGGCGAACTTCTGCTCGAACGTGGCAGTCAGCGTGTAAAGGTCACCGCTCAAGGGGGTTGGCGTGTAGGCGGTCACCTTGTAGAGCCCCTGTACGCCAAGCGGAGGCGTCCAAAAGAAGCCCGCGTATCCCGCATGGTCATCGAGGAACGCAACGATAGGTGCAAGCTCGGCCTTCGTGCCGACGAACTGCAGGGGCCACGACTGCACCTTGTTGTTGATGCCGTCAGCGACTTCCTGCGAATAGCCGTCCCCGAACTGCGCCTTACGCACGCGAAAGCTGACTTGCCCGGCCGGCGTGCCGATCGAGCGCCAGGTGAAGGTATCGGTCATGCGTTCACCCGGGACCGCCACAGCGAACCGCCTGGCCGCTGTTCCTCTGCAATCGTCTGTTTGACCGCCGACTTGATGGCAGAACCGAACCGCTTGCCCATCGCCTGATCAGCGCCAGCTGCGTCCACGGAGGACGAGCCGTCCGCATTCACGGTCACATCGATATCGAAGATCGTGTCACCTGATCCACCCTGGCTCTTCACGCCGAGCTTCCCGTCAGAGGTCCGGGTCAAGGGCATGATCGCCTCCGGCCCTGCCTCGCCCATCACATTCCCGCCCTTCGCATACGCGTTAAAGAACGTGGGCTTATCGACAATCTTTCCGGAGAATGCCGACAGGTCGGGCGAGTTGAAGACATCGCCCTTGGCGTTGGCCGCAACGGTGGATGAGGCTCCGCCGTCGCCAGTGAAAAGCCCAACGCCGTAGCTGATCAACGCCGCGGCTGCTTTATTCGCTTCGAGCCGGGCAACCTCCGTGAGGATAGATGAGACTAGGTCCTTGATCCCGAGCTTCCCCTTCGTCACCGCATTGGTAATGAAGTCAGATAGGCTTCCATAGGTGCTCTGGACGAGATTGGCGAAGTTGCCGGCCGTATCGCTCGCCTGGAAGTTGATGTCTTCGACCGCGCGGCGCGCGCCATTAGTCCAATCGTCCATCAGCGCAAGGCGGCGCGTTTGGTAGTCCTCTTCCACGCCAAGCATGGTGTCGCGCGACTTCCGGAGGGCTTCCTCTTGCACCCTGTAGGACTCGGTATTCTCGGCCACCCCGCGATCGCGAAGCTGCTTCAGCCCGTCGGTGTAGCCCCGCTCGATATCCAGCCGCCGGCGGATCTGCTCGACTTGGTCGCTACCATGACCGAGTTCTGCGAGGTCGGCTCCATTCGCGTCCTTCTGGTTCTGTTCCTGGGCGCGCAATTGGGCCTGGAGGCGCGCCAGCTGCTCCGCAGCCTTCGCACGGTCCGTCTCGGACTTATTCAGCTTGTCCGTCGCTTCCAACTTATCCAGCAGCACCTTGATGCTCGCCCGGTCTGCCGTCCCGACCTTTTCGCCGGCAGCCTTCAGGTCAGCTTCGACGGAAATCCGGAGGCGCTGTGAGGCCGTGAGCTTGTCCGTGCTTGCCGCGTCCTGCTCGTTCGCCGCGATCTGCTCCTGAAGTCGCTGAATCAGCGTCTGCCCGGGCTTTGCCAGGGCGGCAGCGGCACGTACCTGCCCGTCCACGGCCTTCTGGTATTGCTCGTCGAGGCCCTTGAGCGCCTTGGCCTTATCATCGAGGATCTTCTTCTCATTGCCAGGGTCGGCCTTCAGTGCCGCCGCGGCGGCGTCGACTATCTTCTGGCGTTCCTGCTGGTATTTGTCGATCGTGGTGGCGTACTGCTTCGTCGCCGCCTCAAGGATGCGCTTTCCGGCCGCTCCATCCGTCTCGATCCGATTTGCCGCAGCGGTGGCGACGCTGAGGTTCGACTGGCCCATCAGCTGATCCTGGATCAGGTTGATGCTTGCCTTCGTCTTGTCGATCTCCTTGTTGATGTCGACGATGCCGTCGAGGTTCCAGCGGAAGCGGACGCCGCTGTTCGCCTGCGCCTGGAGTTCCGCCAGCTGTACGGTCTGCTTCTGCAGCTGGTCGGTCAGTGTGGGATCACGCCCTATGGACGAGGCGGCATCCAGGGCGCCGGCCACGGCGTCCTTCACGGCACGCCATGATCGGGCCATCCAGCCGGCGTTCTCCACCACCTCGCGAGACCGCGACTCCACCGCGTCCGCATACTGGTTGACCAGCAGGGTCGTCGCCTCCTGAACGCGCCCCTGCTCGACGAGGGCGGCGATTTCATCCTTGGTGGACTGCGCCAGGAACCGGAACTGCTTGTCCAGCGCCTCCGCGGCCTTTACCGGGTCATCGGCAAGGCGTACGAACTGGGCGATCGTGTCGTCGATCGCAGCGCCCGTTGCTCTATTCAATGACACAGCCGCGCGCGCGATCGTCTCGATCTGCGCACCGACGAACTGCCCCGTCGAAGCGACCTTGGTCAGCGCCTCCGCGGCGCCACCGAAGCTTCCACCGACCTGCTCCTTAATGGTTCCGGCCGAGGCGGCCAGCTGGTCAGCCGTGACCCCAATCTGATGGCCGGTCAGGACGACAGCGTTTCGGAATGCCTCCGACTGGTCCTCGCCCTGCTTCATCACGTAAACGAGACCAGCGATCGACGCCGCGACGAGCGTTGCCGGGTTCACCAGCGAGACCAATCCCCGACCCAAGGCGCCTGCCGCCGGGCCGATACCGCCGAACATGTCCTTGAGCTGGCCGCCTTGCTGCAGAAGAACCGTTATGGGCCGCTGGCCGGCGGCGAGCCCGGTGACGATGTCCGTAATCTGGGCAGGCACGCCACGTAGCGCCGCTGCACGGGCCTTCTCGCTCATCACGTACTTGTTGTTGGCGTCGGTGAGCCCCTTCGTTGCCGACTCCTGCGCCGCGAGCTTCACCTTCAGCTCATCGAGGATGCTGGTCGGCACGCCCTTCAACGCGGCGTTGTAGGCGATCTGCTCGGCCCGGGTCAGCTTGAGGGTGTCGGCCTGGCGGACCAGGGAATCCACGCGCCGCTTCTCGGCAGCCGAAAGCTGGTTGTAGTCCCGCTGTGCCTCCTGCGACATCGAACTGACGCTGCGCTTCGCCAGATCGATCGCGGCGTTGAACTGCGTGGTATCGACGACAAGGTCGAGGCGGGCGGTGCCAATGCTCTCGTCGGTCATGGCTTGCTCGTGTGGATCATCTTCAGGGCCTCGTCCTCGATGACCCGGAGGGCGTGGAGCATGTCGTCGTAGTCGGCAGCGGCCAGACCCTTACGGTCCAACTCGTGAAAGATCACGGAGTAGTCCAGGCCGGCAGGGCCACAGGGACCCTGCCGCCATTGCGTTGTGAAACCGCGGAAGAACAGCAGCTGGGGGAAGACCTCGGGCCACAGTTCGACCAGGTTTTGGTCGACGGGATAATCGTCGGGGCGAAGGCCAAGGAGTGCAGCGGTTGCGGCAGTGGGACGCTGGCCGTAAAGCGCCTGCACCGCCGCCCTCAGTTTCCCTCGCGGGCTACCCGAAGGCCTGCGCCCCAGGCGGCAAGGATTGCCTCCAAGGCCCCGGGCTGGTTCTGCTGCAGAGCGGCCAGGCTGACTGCGTCCAGCGGCTTGTTCGCATCCCAGCTTTCCATCACCTCGAGCACGGCATCCGCCGCCGACTTCTTGTCCGTAGCGAAGTCGGTGAGCAGCGTTTCCGCGTCGTCACGAAGCTTGTGGCGGAAGACCACCTCAAGCTTCTGACGGCGGGACTGGCCCACGAGGGTGATGGTTGCGGGGAACGTCGGGTTGGCTTCGATCGTGAACATTACGCGGCAGCCTCGTAGCGAACCGGATCGCCCAACAGGGAGAACGTCGCGACGTTCTGCTGATTCTCGTTGAGACCGCCCGTGGGGACCTTGTTGAACGAGGGATAGGCGAGGTAGTAAATGACATCGCCGCTGGTCAGCGTCGCACGCAGGATGACCGGCTGCCCGAGCTTGTCCGCCTGGATCAGCGCCTCGTACCACGGCAGGGCCGGGTCGTAGTCCATGTTCAGCGTGATGACAATCGGACTCTTCGTCGTCGGCTTCTGCCGCTGGCGGTTCGACTTGTCTTCGACGTACTGGTACGTGAAGAACTGCTGTTCGCCGCCCGTTACGTTGTTGCTCCGAACCTGCGTGATGGGCACCCAGCCACCCGCGACACGGGCGGTGCCCGCGCCAGCACCGGCGGGGAAATCGACCAACGAGGTAGTGTCGACCCCTGCCAGTTCGAAGCTGTCCGCAGCGGCGTTGGCGGTCTTGGCCACCGTGTCATTGAGTGCCGACCAGCCCGAGGCGAGCACAACGATGGAGCCGTCGGCCGGCGGTGCGGCCGCGCTCGCGACGGCCGGGTTGGCGTTCGTGATGGCCGTCAGGGCGATCGCCGCCGCGAGAGTCGTCGAAATGGCGTACTGCGTGCCATTGGGGAAATAGGAGCTCATGGGCTTTCCTCGGTCGTAGAAACGAAAAACCCGGCACATGGCCGGGTCGGTAGCTTAGGCGCGGCGGCGCCGGGGTCGGGCCTATTCCTTGACCCAGATGCCGAAGTCCTGGCGTGTGCCGTAGATCTTCAGCGTGTCTTCGTATGTGCTCACGAACGCCCCATAGGCCTGAGCGACAAGCGGGCTTTCTATGAGCGCACGCTCGATTTCACGAGCGATCGTCGAGGCTTGGAGCCGAGACTCCGCGTGCACGTTGATTTGCACGCGCGCGTGCCGGTGATCCGGCAGAGCCTTCTCGACGTACTGGTACGTTTCACCGCCAACCTGCTGGTAGGTGATGCACGGAAACACGGGCGTATCGGGTGTGACGTCTGGCGACGCGCCACCTGCCGCGAGCGGGTTCAGGAGCCCGTAGAGCGCTTCCTCAAGCATCCGCCGCCTCCTTTTCTTCCGTAGATCCTGCCAGCAACTCCGCTAACCGCTCTCGCCCCCTTGCAATCATCGCTGCCATGGCGCGCGCAGTTCCGCCCGTCAGCGCGGGCCGCAAGAAAGGATGTGCAGGAACCCACTTAGGCGACGGAAGCCGAGCTTTCAGGGTGTAGATACGCCCATCCGGCAGCACGGCAATCTTGAAGGGTTGCCAGTGACCGAACTCGATGAGGTGACCATGCGGAGCCTTCTTCGAGTTCCATGTCACCGAATACTGGACTTGCTTGTCGTTGGACCTAGCCTCTCGAAAGGCGAGGTAAATGGCATTTCGGAGGATGCCATCCTTGACGGGAGCCAGCGCCTTTGCCTCGTCGCGAAGCACCTGGCCGCCGGCGACGGCCATCGATCGCGCAAGGTGCGTTCTGGCTGGTCCGGCAAGGCGATCCAGGGCGGCTGTGAACCCGGACGTGTCGAATGTCGCCTTGAGGTTGTCAGCCATCGTTCGCGCCTCGGTTGCAGACTAGGTCCGTCCACTCCCTTCGGTCTTCATCCATCTGGACCGACGTGATGTCGTAGGGGATGCCGCCCATCAGCACGCGCATGCTGGCGTCAATGCCAGTCCGGTAGCGAATCCGGAAGCTGTAGCGCGTGACCGAGGTGGCCACGCCGCCCTGATCGCCCACGATCGTACCCATGCCGGTCTGGCTCTTCACGTTCGCCCAAACCGTGGCGATCGTCTCCCACACCTTGATCGGCTGCCCGGCACCATCCCTTCCATTCGTGGAGCGCTGGATATCGATCGGCCGACTCAGCGAACCGGGCGTCAGCGTCACGGCATCACCCGGCGCCATGGCCATAGCAGCGACTGCGCCGCCGTGTTCTTGAACAGTTGGGCTTCCTGCTGGTTTGCCCGGTTCGTATACAGGTCACCGACGTACAGCAGGATCGCGGATTTTATCGGCGCGGGCACGCTTTCGGCATCCGCATACCCCACGCGATAGGTGACAACTACAGATCCAGGCTGTTGGCGGGCGATGGGCCAGCGCGTGCCAAACGGAGCCATGAGGACCGCCGGCTGCGCCGTGAGATCCACGACGCATGTCGATGGGTCGATGGATTGCTGGACACCGTCACCATCGACATAGGTGATGGAATCGATAGCGCTTACAACACCGCCGCGTAGCTCGATGCGGTCCGTGAAACCGTCGGTCCGCTCAGCCCACGTCTGGGGCATCAGCGCCCGCTCACACACGACTTCGACGTGCGTGCGGGCCGCAGCCACCAGCGCGAGGATGAGGTCATCCTCGACGGTCCAGTCAACGCGGAGGTGAAGCTTCGCTACCTCAAGGCTGATCGGCTCCACGGTGGGCGGGGAGACGATCGACCAGGTCATGCCTCGCCCCGGATCGCCTTGATTGCGTTCGGGTGGGTGTCCACGTATCCGGCGGCGCGGGCGGCCTCGGCGTGGGTAGCATCCAGTTCGATAATGTCGTCGTGCTTGCCGTAGATGCTGTCGTGGAGAACGGCGCATTCGACGAGGCCTGCCGCTTCCTGCTCGCTCTCTTCCTCGGAATCTTCGTCGCTGACTTCCGCAACGAGGACGTCTCGGGCGGCAAGGATGGCCACATCCCGATCTTCCTGCGATAGGGCATTCCATGCCTCGGCGTCGAGGCCGGAATTGATGTGGGCGCGGCGGACGATGTCCCCCAGCGTCACGGTGATGCCATCGGCCAGTTCCACGTGCCCCGGTAGCTGATCGGTGCCCGTAAGTACCTCGATCGGCGGCGCAGTGTTGGCCTGGACCTGTTGATTTCGCTTTGCCATGAATGACTCCCAATAGAAAGCGGCCCGAAGGCCGCTTTCTAGGTCGATGTAGGGGGCTTACGCCGCGGCGCCGTGCTTGAACGTCTTGATCGCCCCGCCGATGTCGACCAGGTTGCCGCCCGAGCGCATCCAGGCCAGGAAGCCGACCTGTCCCTTCTTCGTATAGGCCGAATCCGAGAAGCGGAACATCGTGACCGCCATGACGTCGCGGATCTTGTAGTAGCTGAAATCGCCGAAGGCGGCCGATATGGCACCGGCAGCTGGCGAGGCCACGTCCTGGTTGATCTGGATGTCGCGGTTCAGCAGGCGATCCGGGGCACCCCCCGGGTTCCCCTGCTCATAGCCCGGGACGAAGATCGGGCGGCCGTTGTCGTCCTTGACCTTCCGGACCAGCTTCAGGAAGTCGTCGTGGAACATCCACTTGGCGTTCAAGCGATAGGCAGGGTCGACGCTGTGCTCCAGATCGACCAGGTCGTCGTAGAGAATCGCCGGGATCGCCGAGACCGCGCCGGTCTTGCCGATCGGCGCCGCCACCATGACGCCCCTGGGCTGGGCCACGCCGGTGCCGATCGTGAAGTGACGGTTGGTGATGCGGCCAAGACGGGTATTGAGGCGCCCAGTGATGAACCCTTCGATATCCGCCGTGGAGTCCTGCAGAAGCTCCCAGGGCACCGTGACGACCTTCGAACTGTACTTGTAGACGCCCAGCCCGACGGTGCCGAACGCAACATCGGCGTCGGTGGCACTCGTGTTTTCGCCGACGATCTCGCCCACCTCGCTCGTGCCATCGGAGGTCGGGAACTGCATCGGCTCGCCTCCACTCGTGCGGATCACGTCAGCCACCACGCGCATGCCGCCGTACGCCTTCAGGGCATCGAGGATGGTCGTGGCGATCGTCGTGGGCACGGTGTAGCCACCCTGCTCGGGGTTGGCAGCCGGATTGCCACTCATGGTGTTGCGAATGGCCGCCCAGTCATCCTGGGTCAGTGCGTTGTCGCCCCCGCGGCACCACTTGTTGTAGAGGGACTGCGCCTTGTCCTTCGGCTGGTCCGATTCACGCGAGACATCCTTGAAGTGATTCTCAGCCGCCAGATCGAGCATCTTCTGCTCGCGCGCGATGGTCGCGTCGATACGCTCGATTTCGGCGATGTTGTCGTTGTACTGCTTGTCGTTCTCGGGCGTCCAGGTGGACTTGTTGTTGTCCAGCAGGTTACGGGTGTCTTTTGCCAGCGCGTTACGGCGCTCCCGCTCGGCTTGCATGTTGAACATGGTGTTTTCCTTTGGGCATAAAAAAACCGCCTCTCGGCGGTTAGGAAACTGCGCGCGGGAGCCGCTTACGCAGGGGTGCGCTCAAGCATGGAGAAGCCACGCTCAAGGTGCGCTCTGTAGGCGGCGACGGTGGCATCGTCGACCGCGGGATTCTTGGGCTCGGTGAGGGCCTTCGGTGCGTTCTTGTACGCGGACACGTTCCATGCGGCGGAGTTCGACGCACTGCCGCTCACCTCGACGACAGTGTCCGCGAAGCCATTGGTCACAGCTTCGTCAGCCGTGAACCACGTCTCGTCGTCCATCCATGCCTTGATCTCGTCGGCGGACTTGCCGGTGCGCGCGACATAGTCGTCGTTGATCGCCCCGTCGATCTTCTCCAGGAGGTTTGCGGTCGTCCGCATCTCGTCCTTGTTACCGATCGCCACCGTCCAGGCGTTATGGATCATGAAGAACGCGCCCTTGCTGATCTCCACACTGTTCGCAGCCATGCAGATATCGGTCGCAGCCGAGGCGGCGATACCGTCGACGTGGGCCACCACATGGGCCTTGTGTTGCCGGATCGCGGTCATCATCGCCCGGGCAGCGAACACGTCACCACCGGGCGAGTTGATACGGAGGTGGATCGTCTTGGCGTCGATGCCCGCAAGGGTCTTGGCGAAGGTCGTTTCGTCGATGTCACCCCACCACCCACCAATGACGCCATGCAGGTAGATCGTCGCCTCGTCGTCGGCGGTCTCGGCACGCATCGGCTTCGACGTCTTCGCATTGTCGATGGCCAGCTGCATCAGCTTAGGAATTTGCATCGTCTTTCTCCGTGGGGGCCGGTGCTTTTGCCGTCGGCTTGTACATCTCGTCGCCGCCCTGAACGGGTGGCAGGTTCTTCTCGCGCCGAACTTCGTTGAGCGTCATCCAGCCCTGGGCGCCAGGTCCGCCGAGCGCTTTCCCGAAGTACGCCGCCTGGGCGGCTGAGTCGCCCGCGAGGAACGCGTCGACGTTGTGCTCAGTAAAATACCGGCTCTGAATCCAGAGCTTCGCGTTCAGTTCGTCTCGGAAGCGCTTCAAGTGCGAGCCCATCGTGTACTTGATGAACCCGATGTTCATGCTCTCGATGCCCGTCCCGAAGCTCGAAGCCTTGGTCGTTTCACCGATAAGGTGAGGGGCTACACCGAATGCCCTCGCCACGTCGATGACCTGCCACTGCCGGGATTCCAGCAACTGCTGGTCAACCGCCGACATGGTGAGTTCCTTGATATCCAGCCCCTCGGTAAGGACAAGGGGGATCGAATTCGGGCCACGACCCGAGTATTTCTTGACCCAGGCATCGCGGAAATCGTCCTGCTGCGCTGGCGTCATCTCGTTGGGCGTCGTGATCGCGACCTCGGGTTTACCGCCCTGGCTGAAGAACTGGCCCGCATGCTCATCGCCCTTGATGGCAATGCCGATGCCGTTTCGTGCACCCCACTGGATCACCGACATGGAGTGGATGCCATTGAACCCGAAGCCAGGGAAATGCAGGACGTCTTCCTGCTCGGCCCCGAAGTATCCTTCCTCGTCCGAGAAAAGGTAACGGTTCCGTTTCGGGGCGCGCGGATCTCCGGTGACGACCCGTTGAATCTCCACGCGGGATCGCGGGTATGGAACGAATGCCGTGGGTACGCCAGCACGGTTCCTCGGCATGTAGGCGATGCCATCGCCCCGAAGGAGCATCTGGGTGCCCATGAACTCCCAGAAAGCCTGGGCCGTCCAGCCACTGCAGGGGCGCTCGTTCAGCAGCCACCAGAGGTCGTGGTCTTCCACCCTGACACGGGCGCCACCCTTCCGTTCGTAGATGGGCAGCGGCAGTTGCCCGATGCAGCCGGTAATGAGGCTAACGCAGGCATACACCGCGGACACACGCATCGCCGAATGGTCGTTCACCACGGCGCCAGCCGGAGTCGTGTGATCACCGAAGATCTCGAACATCTTCACGCGATCGGACGATTGGGTGCTCCCGCCATCGCCGAGATTGCTGATCGTCGGATCGACCCGCTTTCGGGCTACGACCTTTTCATTGTCGAATAGCCAGTTCAGCATCAGTTGATCACCACGAAGCCCTTCTTGATCTTCTTCGGCTTGGGTGAGGCACCCATAGCCGCGCCAAGCGCCATCGCCACGGCGATGATCGCGTCGATTTTGTTAACGGACCGGAGCTTGGAGAGCCAGTGGTTGCCCCACTTGTCCTCTTCCACCACCGCGGACATCACCGCGGAGACGAGGACGGGATTGCGTTTGAAGCGGATGCGCCCCTCGAGCATCGCCTCTTCGAGCGCTCGCACGGAGCCCGGCATCCACAGGCCCTCGGCGCCCTCCTGGACTGGCTTGCCCTTCTTGATGCCGCCCTGCGGGTGTTCGACGAAGTTCAGCGAGAGCGCCAACTCCGCGACATCCTCTTCAAAGCGCTTGAAGGCGTAGCGGTCGTAGGCCACTACGCCAAGGTCGAACATGTTGTCGTACTCGGCCAGCGTCTGCGCCACGTGGCGGTAGCTGATCGTCTCGCCCTTCGGCGCGTGCAAATGCTTGTCTCGCACCCACACGCTGTACGGAAGCTTGTCGCGCAGTTCGCGCGCCTGCACCGTATCGCCCGGCGTCCATGCCTCGACCCATGCGTCATAGGTGGGCTTGGTCACCGTGAAGCGTTTGCCGTCCTTCTCCACCTGGACATCGACCGTTCCCGTCTCGACCACAGCGCCAAGCGCCGTGATATCGCGGTTCTGGGACAAGTCGAGCCCCACGCTGATCCGTTTGCGCCGGTGCTCCTGTATATCGAAGTCCGCCAACAGCGGCTCGAGCGTCGATCGGGTCATCCAAGCCGTCTCCGCATCGGTCCACACGCAGAAATGCAAGCGGAGAATCCCGTTCATTGACCCGGGAATCTGCTTGGCCTGCTTGACGACGTCGGCAAGGTACTGCTCGGAAATGGTCACCCCGAGCAAGGGGTTCGCCTTGACCCAGCACGTCGGGTCCTCTAGCGGATCGTCGCCCTCGTCAAGCGCGCAGACATAGCTGAATGTGGTGTCGTCGATCGCCTCACCGACGAACGTCGGGTCGTTGATCGCCTCGGTATGTCCCGCGGCTACCTTGACCGCATGTTCATGCTCTTCCCATGCCACCGAGTTCCGGTCGCTGCCGGAGTTGGTGATCATGAAGAGAAGCGGCTGCAGGCGGAACTTGAAGCCTCGCTCCAGCATTTCCAGGATCTTGCGATCCGGCAACTCGTGCACTTCATCCGCTAGGACGAAGTAGGGCCGTGGCCCGGAGCCCGTTTTCCCTGTGTCGCGGGAGACCGGCCGGAAGAAGCTGCCCGACGCCTGGTGGGTGATGTTGTATTCCCGACCAGGGCCGCCGGCGAACTGCAACCGCTTGGCCAAGGCCGGCGATTGCTTGACCATCTTCACTGCGTCGGCGAACAGGATGCCCGCCTGATCCTTCTTCGCCGCGGCGGCGTAGACCTGGGCGCCCGCCTCTCCATCCGCCGTCATGGCGTAGATGCCGAGGCCGCCGGCGAGCGGCGACTTGCCGTTGCCTTTTCCTTGCTCCACGTATGCGCGTCGGAAGCGCCGCGTGCCATCCGCTCGCTTCCATCCGGCTATCGAGCCGAGAATGAACGCTTGCGACGGGTGAAGCTTGAACGGCAACCCCTCGAACTGACCCTCTGAAAGCCGGAAGACGTTCTCGAAGTAGTCCGTCAGGAACTTGGCTTCGTCCGGGTCGTAATACAGGCCTCGCTCGTGCCCCCGCTCGAGGTCGAGCAGATGGCGGCGACATGCATTCCGCACATGTGGGCCGGCGATGATCCGCCCGGAAACAACATCCTCGGCATAGGCCTTAGTGCGGTCGCTTGCGATTGAAGAAGCTGTCTTCCTCGCTTTCCTCGTCGCCGCCACCATGCGCCACCTTTGTTTCGTCCACCGGCGTCGCGCCAAGCTTCGAAAGAATTGAGCTCAAGGCCTGCGTCGCCGAGACACCGAAGTCCTTCGTATCCATCCGCGCAATCCAGATGCACGCCATACGAACGAGCGGTCGGTGCGCGGCGTTCAGCCACGGCATTTCGTCACTCAACTCCTTCCAGGCGACCTTTTCACGCGCCAGCATCTTTGCGTAAGGCTCGCCGAGCGGTCGCACATTGCGGGGTGCCTTTCGATCCTTGAAGCGCCCTGGGTTTTTGAGCTCTGCCCCCGAAGCTTTTGCCTTCGATGCGGGCAATCTGGGCCTGGCCATCGCCGAACCTCAACCTCGTGCCAGCCGTCCCGGTTGGGTCGTCCGGCCAATTGTGGAAATGCGTAATTTAGGGAACGGTCGGTCTAGAAGGCCGATTCGATTGACCTTTTCCCTACCCCCTGTCCTATCCAGCATCTGCGGGCGGGTCATGCGGGTCGATCGGCCAGCCGTCGGCGTCGCAGCCGCGGACCTCTCGGCCTCGCTCCATGCGCGCCTTGTCACTGTTGTGGCAGTCGCCACACAACGACTGGAACGGCCCATGCCAGAACATGGCCTCAGTCTCGCCGGCAGGGTGTCCATTGACGTGGTCACACACCATAGCCTCGGTGACGCGGCCGCGCCTGGTGCAGAAGGCGCAGAGTGGGTGCTTGGCCAACTGTGCGGCACGGGTGCGCTGCCATCTCGCTGTGCCGTAGAGGTGCGAGAAGGCCGTGCCGCCTCGCTGCCTCGTCCATTTCGATGCCACTAATCCGCCTGCTTGCACACAGCCGGCGGCTCTTCGTGGTTGGCTGACGTGATCCACCACACCAGGCAGCGCATGCGAGCCGCGCAGCGCTCGAAGGCGACGACGGCGCGCTCGCGGTTCTCTTGGATGTCACCGACGATCAGCGTGGGCTTCAGCACGGGAGCCTCGCACTGCGTCAGCAACGCGTCACTTGGCTGGGCTGACTGCACCACCGTTCGGCTCGTGACCACTGGTTCCGGGGCATGGCCTGTCGTCGAGCACGCAACCAACAGCAGGAGGCACGGCAGTGTCCAGCAAGACTTTGGCATCCGCATTGGTCTTCTCCAGCTGGCGGACCTTGTCGCGCAGCGCTTGGCCCTTAGTGTCGGCCTTGTCCAATTCATGGTGCAGGCCGTCGAGGGCCTGGCTGTCGATCTCGCGCAGGCGCTTCAACTCGGCGATCGCCTTGTCCTGGTCCTTGTTAGCGTCCACCTGCTGATCCAGCGTCCCGCTGACCTTGCCGAGCCGCTGGCTCAGGTCGAGCGTCGACTCGGTCAAGGCGCGCGTGCGGAAGTAGGCGACCGTCCCGTAGACGCCGAGGACGACCACCAGCAGGATCAACGCGTATTCGATGATGAGCCGGGCCTTGCCCGACAGGAACGTGATGGCGCTAGCCAGTAGGGTTGCCATCTTGCGACCTCCGGTTGAGACCGAGCTTCGCCCAGACGGCACGCTGCATGACCTGGGTGGTAGCTCGGGCACCAATCATCCCGAACGTGCCGGCGATGAAGGTGGTCCACACGATGCTCAGTCCCCACACCGAGCAGAGAAGTCCGCTTAGGACCCCAACGAAGCCGGCGGCGACGAACTCGACGACGGCCTTCCAGAACAAGATAGGTTCGTTTCCATCCATCGCGCGCAGCACGTACCCGATGGCGCCGCCAACGGCGGCAAAGGCGGCAACCAGCGCCAGCTGGAGCCAATTGAAGGGCGGTTCGTTCGGTGGCAGCTCGTTCACTTCACACCCAGTTCGAACTTGGCCCGCTCCAGGCGAAGCGTGCGGTCTTCCAGGCCGGTCAGGGCGCCGTTGATCCTGCGCGTCAGCGCCACGAAGTCGCGCTGGTCGGCGATCTCGTTGCAGCCGTGGGCCTTCCACCACCAGCCCGAGGTGATCGCCGCATAGTCTTCGCGCTCAAGCAGGGCCGGACTCCGAACGAAGTCGATGCCGAACTCATGCGAGGCGGCGGCGTAGTTGGCGCGGCCCGTCAGCATGAGACCGCCTCGACCCATGAAGCGCTTGCCATCGCCCGGCTGCGTGTTGCCGAGGTCAACGCGACCTTCATAGGTCAGCTGCTGCGCGGTCGGACCCCAGATTTCTCGGGTCCGGGAGAAGCCCATAGTCTCGTGCCCGAACTGCGCGATGAACATCGCCATGCGCCAGTCCAGGTCGATGTCGTAGAGCTCTATGGCGTCCGTCAGGGGCCGTGCCCACACCTTGGCGCGCGGCAGCGAGATACCTGCCGCCTTGCTCAGCGTCTGGGCGTCCATGAGTGCTCCGAATAGGTTGGCCGCACCGTCGGGGAGGTGACGATGCGGCCGGTCGTCCCCGCGGCGGGACGAAAACGAAGAAGCCCCGGCGGGTGCCAGGGCTTCGATGATCTTGATATTTCGACGGTGCCAGAATAATCAGGAAAAATTGCGCAATCAAGCGGGCGATTCGATCTTTTCCATCGTGACGACATATTCGAGCATGGCAATCGCATCGGCATCCTGCAGCGGCTCGCTGAACGGAAGATGCAGCCAAGCCGCAACGTGCATCTTTGCCATGCGCAGATGATGGCTGTACCTCGTCGATTCCATACGGTTTCCGACCTTAGCCAAGCGCTGAAGTCGGATATCTCGCGGAACGTCTCCCGCGAAGTAGTGGCAGCGGATGACGGCGGCGGGCACGGCGCCAACCTTCTGCGCCTCTAGCGCCCGGACAGCCACCTCTACCTCATCGGCGGTACCGTTCGTCTCGATGCGCCGCGGGTTCAGGCCCTGCGGCGCACGCCCGTGGTACTTGATGATGCTGGCCAGCGGCGATATGCCCTGCCATCCGTTGTCTTCATAGCGCGTCCCGCCATATTCGCGGGCCCATTCTTCGAGCCGCGCTTCCAGATCGCTGTTTCGCCGCATGTCATTCCCCTTCGTTACTTCCGCGTGTCGTGCACGGCGCCAGCGGCGCCGCTCTTCTTCTGTTGCTTGGCCGTCCGGCGCAGGTCGCCGGCGGCTCGCTTGAGCTTTCCCGACAGCTTGTCCAGTCGCTTCGCCAGTGCCTCGGGCTCGTAGGCCTGATTCACCATCGCGTTTAGCGACGCCGTGACCGAGGCGATCGTTAGCTCGGCACGAGTCGGGAAATCGACGGTCATGCCGGGTGGACCTCGATCCGGACGCCATACTGGTGCGGAGCCCCGCGCTCCTGCTCGTACTCGAACCGGATCTTCGTCTTGTCGTTGTCCGCGATGCCGTAGGCGTCAGCCACACCGTCACGGATAGCCTTGAACACGCCTGACAGGTTGTCGTCGTCCAGCGCGCGGGGCGCAATCCGAATCAGGCGCACGACCACAGGTAGCTTCGGGCGTTTGGTGTCGAGCAGCGTCCAGTGTGCTGCCTCTCGCTCTCGTCGCGTGCGACTTGCTCGGGCACGCCAATGCTCACGCGCGTTCTGACCGCCCTTGAGGCGCATGTCCTCGATTTCGACGATCAGCGGCTTCACCACCTCGCCTCCGGGCCGAACTGGGGCGGCAGCTGCACGATCATGATTTCCTGGTACGCCAGCAGCTGGTCGTCGGTGCCATAGACCTCGCGGAAGCGGCGAGGCTCCCGGCCGAAGCTGGGGCCGAATGCCTTGGCGTGCTCGTCGTAGCCATGATCCGGGTACGGCAGCCGAGCACCTTGATGGTGGTACGTACAGAGACAGATGGTCTCGTCGTGCCCGCGGCGACGCCTACCGGATAGCAGGTGGTGGATCTCGAGGTCGTTGCCGTAGCTCGCACGCGCCATCCCCTTCTCGACCAGGTTCAGGTGGCAGGCCACACAGCCACGGGCGCGTGCATCCGCCCAGCGGCGCTTCTGTGCCTTCGTGGCCATTGGGCGCCGACCGACCGTCAGACCCTTACGGTTGTAGACCGTGCGCACCTTCCCGGCGCCATCGAATTCGACCGTGACACTCTTGGCGGCAGCCTTGATGATCGCCGTGGCGGCAAAGCCACGCGCGGCCTTGAGCGGGGTCTTGCGGAGCAGTGGGGTGCGCTTCATCGGCGGTCTCCCCAACCGAACATACCCGCGCACGTTGATGCAGCGATCGCGCACAGGGAGGTCGGGTCAGACGTGTCCCAGGGCACTCCGCCGGCTAGAGCAATGATGAGGCCGACGCCGGAAATGAGAGCGAATACCGCAGCGGCGGCGACCGCGGGCAGCACGAAGTCCGCAACGTTCGACAGACGGCGCTTCATGCCACCTTCCTCCCTCGCAGCCCGGCCATATGGACGACGAGGTCCTGAACCATCGCGTCCAGGTCGGCCAGCTTGAACCGCTCGCCGTCGTCCTTGGCCTGATAGATTCCCACCAGGTGGTTCGCATGGACGCGGCAGTGCCGGTCGTAGTCGATATGGCGCCAGGAGTACGCGGCAATCTCGCCGTTCTCACCGGCGAACACGGCCACGCGGGCATGGTCGGCGATCGCCACGCGAATCCGCTTCGCAAGGTATTCGGCGCCAGCGTTGTCGAAGTTGCCGATGTAGGAGCACAGGTCGGTGAGCTTTCGGCGGCTATGGTGGGTGGTGGAGGTCATTCGGTGCCTCGGGTCATGTTGGGCTTGATCGCGCGCTGGGCGCGCTCGTTGTAGGCCTGGCGGCTGTCGGCGTGCTTGCCGTAGAACTTCCGCCAGCTGGCCTCGAAGGCTGGGAGGTGCGCCAGCTTGTCGCCGTCCACGGCAATGCCCGGCAGCGACACGGGGCGACCGAGCACCTCGCCTGCGGCGTTCACGGCGTGGCGCAGCCTCGGCTCTAGGCCCGCAGCCTTCAGGCCGTCGAACAACTCCATGGCGAAGGGGTGGCGCAGGCGGTTGGCCTCGCGCTCCTGCTCGTAGCGCTGGATATCCCCGCCGATGCGCGCCAGAAGGTCAGTAGTCATAGGCCCCGTGGTGCGACATGTCGCGGAAGCGCATGGTCTCGGCCTGCCAGACGGCGCGGACGAAGCCGGTCGGGCCGTGGCGGTTCTTCTCCACGCTGATCTCGGCGATGCCCTTGTCGGGCGACTGCTTGTTGTAGACCTCGTCCCGGTAGAGCATCAGGACCTGGTCGGCCTCCTTCTCGATCTCGCTGGAGTTCGCCAGGTCGCCGATGTTGGGCCGCTTGTCGGCCCGCTTCTCGACCTCGCGGTTGACCTGCGCCAGCGCAACGACCGGGATGTCCAACTCGCGGGCGATGTCCTTCAGGCCGATGGCGACGTCACCCACCTGATCGATGCGCGAGGCGCGCGGGTCGTTGCCCTTGATGCGCTGGACGTAGTCCACCAGGAGGCGCTGGATGCCATGCTTCTGCTTCCACCGACGAGCGACGCGCTGGACCTCGCCGATCGTGACCCCGGCCTGGTCGCAGATCATTAGTTCGCGGTCCATGAGGTTGCCCACGGCGTTCGCCATGCGGCCGAGGTCGTCCTCGTCGTGCGAGCCATTGCGCAGGCGCGACGCGTTGATCCCGCCCTCGATCGCCAGGATGCGTGAACCGATCTGCACGACCGGCTGCTCCGTCGAGATCAAGCCAGCGGCGCCATCGTGGCCGAGTGCCATGTTCAGCAGCAGCGCCGTCTTGCCCATGGCCGGACGGGCGCCAACGATGATCAGGTCGGACTTGTGCAAGCCGCCGAGGACGTCGTCGAGCTCCGTCAGGCCCGTGGGGATGCCGGGTATCTTGCCGCCGCGCTCCTTCGCCGCCGTGGCCGCCTCGTAGGCAATCGTCAAGGCCTGACGAAGCGTGTACTCGGTGTTCTGCTCGATGTGCTGCATGCCCATCAGCTGGCCGATCACGCCGTCGACGAGATCCATCGCCTCCTGCTCCACGCCGAAGGCGTTCTCGACGAGGTCGGACGCGACCGCGATGACGCGGCGGCGAATGGACTTCTCGCGGACAATCCGCGCGTAGGCCACGATGTTCGCCGCGCTGGGCGTGTCGTTGGCCAGCTGCATCAGGTAGGCCGGGGGCACCTGGTCGAAGTCGTTCTTCGCAAACCACTCGCCCAGGGTGATCGCGTCACACGGCGTGCCGCGGGCGGACAAGGCGACCATGGCGCGGAAGATCAGGCGGTGGTCGCCGCGGTAGAAGTCGTCAGCGTCAAGGTGTGACGACACGACGTCGATACCGTCGGGACGGAGCATCAGGCCGCCCAGGACGCTCTGCTCGGCTTCGTTGGAGTGCGGCGGCACGCGCAGGCCGAGCCGCATGGAGTCGCGCGGGTTCATCGGCGCAGTTCCTCGCGGTGGCGCACGGGCTCGTTGCGCTGGCCGAAGCCGTTCGGGCTGCGGGCGTTGCGAATCCAGTTGCGGTAGGTGGCGTCCCAATCGAGCTTCGTCGCATCACGGCCCGTCTTGGCGTGCCAGTGGTCGCGGAACTTCGCCGTCTCCAGCCGCAGGTCGATGTCCGGCCGCTCCGTGCGGGCAGCGGCAATCAGTTCCGGCGTGGGGCGCCAGTCATCCGGCAGGCGGGTGCCGTTCCGCTTCGCCGGCTTCGGGGTGCCTGGGGCTTCGGCCGAGGCGAGAGCGAGTGGAGCAGCCGCCGACGAAGTTGGCGTGCTCTGCTCTTTCTCTTCTTCTCTCCTCTCCTCTCCTCTGTCGTGACCTACCGTGACATTGCGTGACTCGATGGTCATTGCCGTGACATCAGCGAGGCGATCACGCTCGCGTTGAGCCCGCTTCCGGTCAGCCGCCGTGGTGTCCTCGGCCTTGGGCTGCCTACGTTTCCAGGCCATGAGCTCTTCCGCGTCCAGGGTCTTCCCTTGCATCGAGTTGAAGATGGCCTCGACCTCCTCCTCGGGGATATCCAGGGCGATGCCAACGTCTTCATTCGACCAGTTCGACAGTTCACCGCGCGGCGATGCCTGTGACGCGTTCTCCATCATCGCGGCCCACACAGCCACAACGTGACCAACCGTGACATTACGTGACAGGCGAGCGCTTGCACGTGACGCGACCGTCCGAAGCTTCGGATCGTTGAATGTGCCGTGATGCCAGCGAAACCAGTGTTCCGTTGCCATGTCAGTGCACCGCCTCGCCCGGGATGGCGCGAGCATCAGCAAGCAGCTGGGCAGATAGGCGGCGCACCTCACCACCATTTACATCTAGCGTCAGGCACAGCCACGTCATGCAGCTGGCGGAAATATCGCTGACCGAATCGGCCATGGATGCGTTGCCAGCCATGGTGGCCCGCGCCCCAAGTCGCACCAGCAGGGCGCTGATGGTCGCGAGGTCTTCCAGGTTCTTCTCGTGCATACCTACTCCGGGTCCCGGGAAAGTGCAGGCACGCAACCGACCGGACTCGGCTGTCCCCGGGAAGCTACCCCCGGGTGAGCGTGCTGCGGGTTGAACAACGAGGCCTGTGGCGAGGGCGCCAGCGAGGCAAGATGCATCTCAGCAGCGACGTGCTGCTCGGATGTCGGCCCATGCGCCAGCACGCTGGGCACAATGGCCAGGGCGCGCAGGTACGCAGGGGACGACAGGCGGTTCATGTGCCTTCGCGCTCCAACTTGCGGTGGGCCGCGATGTAGCGATAGGCCGTGGCCCGCGAGACGTTGAACGCGACACGCAGGCGCTGGACGATCGCCAGGGTGTTGTCCGTGTTGCGTCCACGGAACCAGGCTTCCAGGCGCATGCCGAGTTCGATCTGCGAGTCGGCGCCTCTGTCGGTGACTTTGCTCATCGATCCGGACTCAGTAAGGGGGAGCAGGTGAACAGGCGGCCGTGCCATTTCTCCGTGGCGTCCAGCGCCAGCGGGTAATAGCCGTTCTCGTCGGCCCACATCGGGCGCGGTGACGGGCACGGATACGATGGGTCCGTGAAGCGGCACGCCATGTCGTCGCACCAGCACATGCGGGAGGGCTTGCTCATCAGGTCACCGGGGCGGCTTTGGCCGCGGCGCGCAGGCGCTTGATGAGCCCGATAAGTGCCGCCTGGTTGGCGTGGCCGGCCGCGGCGATCGCGTTCATTTCGTTGCAGGTGATGATGTTGTCCGCGAGTGCGTCGTGGATCGTCCGGGACAGTTCTCCCTCGGCCATGCCCAGGTCCAGAAGGTGGTTCACCACGGTTCGTTCATCACCCGCGCCCAGGTCAATGCGGGCCAACACGTAGCCGTGTTCCTGCGCCAGCGCCTGCAGGATGCAATGGTCTCCCGTGGCCCCCATGATCTCGTCGGCTTCCGCGAGCGTCAGGTGATTGGTCGTGTTGTTGACGTTGACCTTGTTGCGCAGGATGCCGGCCGATATCCCGATTCGCGGCGCCAGCGACTCGGCGCCCCCGGGATAGGCATGGACGGTTTGTGCGGCGGCGTCGAGAACATGCATGGCGGTCTCACTCACATGAAGAATTGGCGGATCACCGCCGGTAAAGTCCTCACCATGGAAATCAGGGTGAGCAAGGAATCAGTGGACTTAGTTCGGGTGGCGCCTCAGCGCCCTACCCGCTTTCGCAGCAGCCAGAAGGAGCACAGCGCGAAGCACAGGAGCGCCAGCGCGTCGGTGCCCACGTCAGGCCACCTTCTCGTTCAGAACAGTCGGAGTTGCTTCGGCCGTCGCCCCTGCCGAGGCGGCCGGGGTTCGGTGTCGGCCGTTGTCCTCGTCGGTCACGGGCGGCAGCGCGCTGGTCGAGTGCAGGTTGTGCAACCGGACCGCGGCCATGCCGCGCGGCTCCTGCGATCGCCCCTGCTTGATGTCGGACAGGGCCTGGGGCGAGCAGCCGATGACTGAGGCCAGCGCGGTCAGCGACCAGCCGGCGTGCTGGAGATCTGCAATTCGTTCGGACCATGGCTTCATGGAACGCAGCCTATGGCATCCCATAACTCCTTGTCAACGGCATCCCATAACGGTTTTCCATAACCATTCGCCCATGACCGTGGGTGAACGAATCAAGGAAGCGCGCAAGCGCCTGAAAATGACGCGGCCCGACCTGGCGAAGGCGGCGGACCTCCCCTATCCGACTTTGGCCGGCATCGAGAATAGCGACCAGTCTTCGAGCACGAAGCTTCATGTGCTCGCCAAGGCCCTTCGCGTACGGGTGGAGTGGCTGGAGACGGGCAAGGGGCCGATGGAGGCGCCGGACGAGGCCGTCCCTGAGGAAGGCTGGTCCGATATCGTCGGCGTGCGCCAAGCCGCCGCCCTGGGCGAAGGCGCCGTGGTCGACGAGTACGCTGAGACCCACAAGCTCAAGTTCCGGGCCGAGAGCCTGCGCCGCAAGAAGCTGCGGGCCGACCGGCTGGCCGTGCTCTATGGCCGCGGGGACTCGATGTCGCCCACCATCAAGGACGGCGACGCCATCCTGTTCGACACTTCAGATATCGAGCCGCGTGACGACAAGATCTATGTGATCAGCTACGAAGGCGCCCTCATGGCCAAGCGCCTGGTGGAGCTCGGAGGCCGCTGGTTCATCCAGAGCGACAACAAGGACGACCCGAAGTGGCGAAAGCCCGTCGCGGTCGACGAAACGAGGCAGTTCGCCATCCACGGCCGGGTGCGGTGGATCGGCAGCTGGGAAGACTAATCGATAGCCGATAACAAGGAGCAAGGAATGACGAAGTTGGCAACGCGGAAGAAGGAAATTGAGGGGTTGGAGGGATTTTCTATCCAGATATTCGACGGCGAAGGTGCGCTCGTTGATCTCAATACGCAGGGCCTGCCGGCATATAAGTACGAGCGGCAGGCGAAAGGCACCTCGACCGTAATCAGCTGGAAAAGTCGATTCACAACCAGCTATCCCGGGTACACGTGCGACGTCCTGATGAAGGACGGCAGCGTTGCGCATGGGAATACGAAACTGAGCAAGGTGCGAGCCTGACAGCATTGAGCCCGCCATGGCGGGCTTTTCGTATCATGGGTCGGGGAATTTGCCACAGGGGAATGGAATGCGTCACACCTGGATTGTTGTTGCCTGCTCGATCGTCGCCCTGGCGGCCTGTACCACCAAGCCGCCTCGCCCGGATCAGGTCCGGCACCCGCCAGCTGAACGCCTTCTGGCATTCCAGTCGGCCGCTGATGGGGATGCCTCGGTGACCGTTACCCGAGACGTAGGTGCCCTGATGAGCGCCTGCTACATCGCCGTCTTCGTGGACGGAACGGTGGCGGCAAAGCTCGCCACGGGCGAGTCCACGACTCTTCACCTGCCCGTCGGCGAACACATCATTGGCGCCTGGAACACCGGATCGGGCCTGTGCGGCTACCGAGAGGGTGAGGATCGCAGGGAGCAGTCGACGGTCCTGAAGCGCGGCGAGGCAAAGCGCTTCCGCATCACCGTGAACCAGGGCTCCGGGGTCGAGATCGCCCCTACTACCCTGTAACGGCCTGACGCCCTGCCCGCTCCGCACACCTTCCTTTCGTCGCACCAGCTCATCGAGGCATCCATGCTGACCTTCCTCGGCGCCTTTGCCATCGCTTTGGCTTCATCCAGCCCGCAGGTTGCGATCGACCCTCCGAAGATGGAGGTGGCTCCGTTTCGTATGAGTCCACCCCCGACCATGGCCGACCTCCCAACCTGCACATGCCCCACACAATGCGAAGCGGCCTGGGCCGCCGCAACGGGTAGCCTCGAAGAACTGAGCGGCACGCGCATCAGGATCGCGACCCCTTCCCTGCTCGAGACCTACACCCCCACGGGCGCCGGACTCTTCGAGGGGCACGTGACGCGCCAGCCCCTGGGGAACGGCGCATACGCTGTGCACACGTCGTTCTTACCGTGGGCACCAGGCCAGTCCACCGAGGCCAGTCGGCGTCTTGCGCTGTTCAACGATCGCGTGCGCGCCGCCGTGCTCGCTGAAACCTGCCCAAGCTAGAACCAGGAGCCTAAAGCGCTTCGGCAGGCTTCCATGGCGCCTGCCGAAAAAAGTTATGGAATCCCATTGACAGGCGTCTATGGAATGCCATAACCTCACTTCCACGCCACCACACGGCGATGGGAGAGGACCATGGGCACCAACGAATCGAGTTACCTGACGATCGATAGGTTTCGTCAGACCGTGACGGCTTATCCGGACCACCGCATCGAGGTGAGCTCGACCGGCTCCGTCAGCACCACCGAAGCGCTTCGCGACCCGGCATCTGATCTCGTCGGCGTCTATGTGACCGTCGGCCCCCTCTCCATGGCGATCTCGACGGAAGAGGCTCTTCAGTTCGCCGCGGCCCTGACCGAAGCGGCGCTCTTCTACCGCGAGAAGAAGGTCGCAGCGCTGGAGCACTACGAGGCCATGGCTCGTGAAGCGCAACAGCTGGACGTTTCAGCGCTTGGTCGGAACGTTGCATGCTGCGATTGCGATGGGACTGGTCGCGGCGGCTCAAACACGACCGATGGCAGTCCCTACGATGACTGCTGCGCCTGCTCTGGATCGGGTATCGCGAGGGCCGCGGTATGAACGCCCGCCTCGTCTTCACCATCGCCTTCTGCCTGGTCATCTTCGGCTGTGCGACGCCTATCTTCCCCGAGAAGACCCAGCGCGAGCGGGACATCGAGCAGTGCACCTACGGCACGGTCGTCCCCCACAACATCCGACAGCGGGACCGCGCCCACTACATCCAGCACGTCGTCGTTCCGGCCTGCCTTCGTGCCAAGGGCTACACCGACGTGGAGGGTGCCCGATGAGCACCGAGACGCAGAAGGTAGATGTGCGTGCCGAACTGCTTCGGCAGGGCGTGACGGGAAAGGTCATCGAAGCAGTGGCCGAGTTGATCGAGGCAACGGAGTTCCTGTCGGCTGAACTTCTCCGCAAGTACGGTGGAACGGCGGCTGTTGGTGAAACCCGCGTTCGCGCCGCCCTCGCCCGCGTCGGGGGTGCTGCATGAGCGCCAAGGCCGAACAGGCGATGCAAGAGGCGACCGCCGCCGCGCTGCGCGAAACGTTTTCGCAGATCACGAAGTTGTCGCCGGACCAGGTCATTCCGTACCTGACCAGCGTGATTCAGGTTGGTTTCGAACTGCTTCGCGACGGCGGCAGGCAGGACGACTTCGTGCGCGGGCTCATCCAGGGCGCAACCGAACAGCTGGAGCAGCCGGCCTTCCTCACCATGAAAGACATGAGGGTCAACTGATGACCACGCTCAACGTCCGCCAACGGCATGCCCTGCGCTACGCCGTGATGAAGGCCGAGGGCGATCGCGACCTGCGCGCGGCTGAATCGCTTCGTCATGCCCAGTCGTCCATGCCGAACCTGCAGCGGTTCTTCGAAAGCCCGCGCGGCATCACGCTGATGCTGGTCGTCGGGCTCGCCATCTTCGCGCTGTTCGCGCCCGTGGGGTCGTTCTGATGCGCCGCCTGATCGCCTGGTGGATGACCGCGCCGTGGGACGAGCGCGAGGCGGTGTTCTTCGTCCTCGGCATCTGGACCCTCGGCGCGCTCGTCTGGCTGATCGACCCCGCTTCCCACCACTGAACGCACCGCGCCTTCCCCTCCCTCCCCCGAGGTGTGGCGCGTACCGACGCCGGCGGTCGATGTACCGGCACCTACAACTTAGGACTGGATGACTTCGCGTGATTCAAGACGGTCCTCATAAATGTCCACGAACCACGCGTCTGCTGGCTGAGCCTAACCAGCCTCGCCGCCCTGTCGAGTAGCACAGGGCACAGGTCTGGCCGTTCGGATGTGTGCGCTTACCCCGGAGCGCGAGTGCCGGGATTCCGAAACGTGTCTTTCGTGTTTGGGCCAGAGGTGTAGCGGCCTCTACCGAGCGGCCAGATCTGTCCACCTTCAACAGCACGCCGGGGTTGCCCGGCAAGGAATTCTCCGTGTACGTGACCGTCGACATCGACCCCGAAGACGTCATCGACAAGATGGAAGCATCGGACCTGCGCCGGAACGGTGTCATTCGCATCGACGAGCTCGGCTGGGATGAAGTCGCCGCCCGGATTCGCCGCCGCGACTTCACAGGCGCCGCCGAGGTCATCAGCGATATCGCTCGCAAGACCGGCACGTATCTGCCGCCCTTCGCCCTCACCGGCATTTCCTGAGGACCCCTCATGTTTTTCCGCAACCTCACGCTCTTCCGCTTCTCGCCGTCAGTCGCCGACGACCTGTCACGCCTTGACGAAGTGCTCCCCGAGCACCGCCTGCGGCCTGTCGGCCCCATGGAGTTCGCCACCCGTGGCTTCATTTCGCCGCTCGGGGTCAGTGATGAAGCGATGACGCACACCGTTGGCCCCTACACGATGGTGCGTGGCGGGAGCGAGAACAGGCTGCTCCCTGCTGCTGTCGTCCATGACGAGGTCGCGAAGCGGGTCCAGAAGATCACCGAGGGCGAGGGTCGCAAGGTCGGTGGACGCGAGCGGAAGCGGCTCAAGGACGACGTGCTCAACGAGCTCCTACCGCGTGCCTTCGTGCGCTCGTCGTGCCTCGCCGCCTACGTCGATACGCGTAGCGGTTGGATGGTCGTGAACACCGCGAGCCGCGGCGCAGCCGAGAACCTGCTCTCGCAGATGCGCGAAGCCCTGGGCAGCTTCCCCGCGGTGCCGCTCGCGCCGGAGGAATCGCCGCGCACCCTCCTTACCCATTGGGTCGCCACCGGCGTGCTGCCGACCGGCTTCGCCCTGGGCGACGAGATCGAGCTACGCGACCCGGCGACCGCCTCCGGCGCCATCGCCCGCTGCCGCCGGCAAGACCTCGACACCGACGAGGTGCGCGAGCACCTGCGGACGGGAAAGCAGGTCTTCCGCATCGGCCTGCTCTTCGACGATCGCATCAGCTTCGTGCTGGGTGAGGATCTGGTCGTCCGCAAGCTCCGCTTCAGCGACGTCGTGCTCGATGAGCAGGCCGAGGGCCACGAGTCCGCCGCGGCGGAGCGCGACTCGAGCTTTGCGCTGATGACGCTGGAGTATGGCCGGCTGCTCGACAAGCTGGCTGCCGTCTTCAAACTGCCGAGGCCCGAGTGATGGCCGTCGCCCCGATCTACGCGAACGTCCGCGACCACGACCGCGATGCAGCGATCGCGGCGGCACGCGCCACCTTAACTACGGACGAGGTCGCCAACCAGTTCAATATCACGCCGGGAGCCGTCCGGTCGGCCATACGCCGTGTGAAGAAGGCGCGCGTGTACGTGCTCTTCTTGGTACGCGGCTCGGACAAGCCGCAGCGGATCGGTGAGGTCATCACCCATCGCGGCTTCACTGCAGCGTGTGTCGCAGCGTTCCGGACCTATGGCGAGTTCTTTCGCGGCCTGGAGTTACCGGGCTGGCGGATAGTCGACGAACACGGCGGATGCAACACGCTGGAGACGGTCCGCAAGGTTGCGGCGCGGACGACTGACGCGCCGGTTACGGACAGGGGCGCACTGCTTTGACCACCTCCACCATCACCCTGATGACGGGCGACTGCCTTGAGTTGATGGCGTCGATCCCTGACGGCAGCGTCGACATGGTTCTCGCCGACCTGCCCTATGGCACGACGCAGTGCGCCTGGGATGCGGTGATCCCGTTCGAACCACTGTGGGCGCACTACCGCCGGATCGCCAAACCCGACGCCGCCATCGTGCTCTGTGCGGCCCAGCCCTTCGCCTCCCTCCTGGTAGCCAGCAACCTGGCCGAGTACCGCTACGAGTGGATATGGGAGAAAGGCAACGCGACCGGCTTCCTCAATGCAAAGAAGCAGCCGCTGCGCGCCCACGAGACCGCACAGGTCTTTTACCGGAAGCAGCCGACCTACAACCCGCAGAAGACCTCGGGCCATGAGAGGAAGACGAGCAAGCGGAAGCCCCCCCGTCAACTCCGAAGTCTATGGAAAGGGCATCACAGTGACCGATTACGACTCTACCGAGCGTTACCCGCGGTCGGTCCAGTTCTTTTCCAGCGATAAGCAGCGCGGTAGCTATCACCCGACCCAGAAGCCTGTCGCCTTCATGGACTTCCTGATCCGGACCTACACGAATCCTGGCGACGTGGTCCTGGACAACACCGCCGGCAGTGGAACCACTGGCGTTGCGTGCGTAGGCCTGGATCGGGACTGCATCCTCATCGAGAAGGACCCGCTGATCGCACGTACCGCGGCGGCGAGGGTCGTGGAGGCTCAGACGACGCGCGCTCACCAGTTGCCGCTGAAGGAGATCGCATGAATACCATCACTCCTGCCGATTTCGAGAAGGCCGTGGCCCGTGCGTGCATGAAGGCCGCGCACCGATCGATGATCCTTGAGCCCTTCCGGTGCGGCGACAGGACCGCGGTGCTCACGGGCGCGCACCTGCGCGCGATCGCGAGCGAAGCCGCGGTTTCGGTGCCGAAGGCTCGCCGACGAATGCAGAAGCTTTTGGATGCCGGAAAGGCGCTGCGGCATGACACGACCGGCGGCTGTACGCGCTGGTGGCTGGTCGGCCTTGCCCCGGCGGCTACCCCGCCTGTCCTACCTGCCTCCGTTGGTGCGCCTCTGCCCATGTACCACCCGGAGTGCGTGCCGAAGGTGCACGCAACTCCTTCCCTGGCGACAGCCCGTCAAGGTGTGACGACTCCGCCCTCGGTGCCCGTGCGCGAGCCATGGTGGAAAGTCCTTGGCGTGGCCCGCGATTGCTCGACCAGCGAGGTGCGCCAGGCCTTCAAGGACTGCATGGACGGCGTGCCGGAATACGACCTCGACGCGGAGCGGCAGCGCCAGCGCATCCGCGATGCCTACAACGCCCGTCTCACTGAAGACGGCATTTCGGAGTACGAGTGACCATGGAACTGACGAAGGAAGCCTTCCTGCGCGACGTATCGGCCCACACGATGGAGGTCGTCCAGCACGATGGCGTTCACCGGCACCTTCGGTTCCGGCGCGGTGGAGAGTCCTACACCTACGGCTTCGACATCATCACGTGGCCGGGGACGCTCTGCATCCACGGCGACAGCGGCACCTACGTCTTCTCGCGGGTGACGGACATGTTCGAATTCTTCAGGTCCGGTGCCGATCGGATCAACCCGTCGTACTGGCAGGAAAAGGTCGAGGCCCAGGACCGCCATGGCGGGATCAAGGAATGGGACGAGAACTCCTTCCGCCAGAACGTGATCCAGCGGTTCAGGGACTGGTGGCGCGATCGTGGCGACTTCAAGGATCGCCGCAGGTGCTGGGACCTGGTTCGTGCGGATGTCCTCGAATACGCCGATAGCGAGCATGAAGCAATGGCTGCCGCTTACGAGTTCGCGTTCACACCGGAGCGTGGACGGCGGAACTTCACCTTCGAGGATGTCGGCGAACTCGCCGGCGAGAGATTCACTACTCGATTCCTCTGGAACTGCCACGCGATCGTCTGGGCGATTCAGCAGTTCGACGCATCCACCTATTCAAGCAAGGCAGCCTGACCATGGATACCAATAGCACCGTGACGCCCCGCTTCTTCTGGTTCGGCGAGCAGAGCGAGATCTGCGCTGCCGCCGACTTCGACCAGGCGCTGGAATTCAGCTGCTACGACTTCGAGGAAGACGAGCCGCGTGACGACCAGTGGGGCGAACTGCCGGCGGATCACCCGCTGACGATCAGGGAGACCGACGAAGACGACCGGCCACTCCATGACGAGCCCACGACCAAGCCGCTTATCGAGTGGTACGAGCCCGGCACGGGCCTGCCGCAGATGATCTGCACGGCTTACGCCTAACCATGAACCAGCCCATCCGCCCCATTGCGATCGCTCGCGACGGCCAGGTGCGCGTGTTCGTCGGTCCCGCGTGGCAGTGCATGGACATCGCCGCGGCGGAAACTCTCTATTCCCAACTCGCCCGGGCCATCGAGCAGGCGAAGCAGCAGGAGTCCGTAAAGCCATGACGACCGAATTCAACGACCACGCGTTGCGCCTGAAGGGCAAGCTGCCGATCCAGATTATGTCGTTCGCCGATGGCGGCGAGGGTGATCAGGTATGCGACGACCACGGCATCGGCGAACTGACCGACAGCGGCCACGGATTCGTCGAGATCGGCATGCACTACGGCGATGAGCGGGTCTACGTGCGGTTCCGGCTCTCAGACCTCATTCGCGCTATCAAGGAGCACAACCTGTGAACGACGAATCCAGCAAGAACCAGGCCGTCGAAGGAACCATCGTCAACACGCTGTCGAACAGCCGCTCGGGCTTCCACCTGGAGATCGAGGCGGACATGGGCTTCTGCATGGGCGATCGCGTGTGGATCTCCCGGACGGCGCCAGTCTCCCAGCCTGCCGAGCAGCCGATCAGGGACGCGACGACGTTCGAACAGTGGTACGTGGACAACGCATTCGACCTCAAACGGAACCCGGTTGGAAGCCGCGACTGCCACCTGCAGAGGAAGGCGTGGCACGCGGCCCTTTCGCTCTCCCTGCCCGACGCGATCAGGGAGTACGCCATTTCCACCCACACGGGCGACGACTGGAAGAAGGGGTTCTTCGACCGCTGGAATGATGCAGCGAAGGAGAAGGGCTACGCGGGCATTGGCGAAGCAATCGATGCGGCCCAGCCGAAGGCCGCCACAGGTGCCGAGAAATTTCGAAATTTCGAAATTTCGCATGAACCGCGAACCTCCACCGCCGATCAGGCTGTCGCCACGGCTGGGGATGAGGTGACGGATGAGCAGGTGCGCGAGTGGTGCGAGCGGCACGAAATTTTCAGCCTCGGATCACACCTGACGGATGCGCGCGCCGCGTTCGAAGATGCGCAGTCACTCGCCTCGCCTAGCGCACCGCGAGTGGGGGTGCCGGAGGGTTGGAAGCTCGTGCCGGTCGAAACTACGGTCGAGATGCGGGAAAGCTGGATGGAGGCCAATTGCTCCGCGGATGCTGAATGGGCAGCCATGCTCGCCGCCGCGCCGGAGGTGCCGAAGTGAACGTCCGGATCAAGTCCTTCCGCATCAATGAGGAAGACCTCGCCACCCTTGAGCGCGCCGTTCCCGTCATGCACGAGGCCATTTCGAACCTGCCAGCCGTCTATTTTCGTCCCGACGTGCAGGTCGCCATGGAGGAATCCAAGCGAATCCTTAGCGATGTGCGATGGGACAACGGGCTGTTTCTTGAGATCGACGTGAACGTGGGAGGGATGTAATGAGCGAAGAACTAAAGCCGTGCCCCTTCTGTGGCGGCAGTGACCAATTTGTAGAGCGATACGACTACTGCTCGTGCTTCGTCCAGTGTGACGGGGGGGATAGCGAAGGTATGGCTTGTTTGTGCCGCGGGCCTGTCTCCCTACAGGACAGTGACGACGAGGAAATCCCCGGACACGACGCCGCCATCCGAGCCTGGAACCGTCGTCAGGCGTCGTTCCAGAAGCGGGTGTCGAAGTGGATGGGCCAATGCTTCCTGCCTTCGCTCTACGGCAACATGACCGAGCGTGGTGATCGGCTGCTCGAAGAGGTGCTTGAACTGCTCCAGTCGAATGGCTACGACCACAGCCGGGTTTCCACGCTGGTGGACTATGTCTACGGCCGCCCGATCGGTGAGCCCTCGCAGGAGGTCGGTGGCGTCATGGTCACGCTCGCCGGCTATTGCTGGATCGCAGGCCTCGACATGCACGCCGACGGCGAGCGCGAATTGGCAAGGATCAACCAGCCCGAGGTCATGGCGAAGATCCGCGCCAAGCAGGAGGCGAAGAACGCCCTGCATTTCGACACGCCGCTGCCTGGTAACGCCAACCATCCGCATACCGAATATCCGGCGGATATCGGCGTAGCGGGTAACGGGGAGGTGCAGTCGTGACCTCTATAGCTCCAGGCTCAAGCGATGGACGCTACCGATCCATCAGCGTTTCCCGACACCTTTATCGTTCGGGCAAAGGTTGTTTCGCAATGACTCACGAACTCAGCAGCAAGCGCCTCGAAAACTCGCGCCAGTTCCGCGATCTTCCGCCTTTGGTATTCCGTTCCAGACTTCCCTCCTTCGAGCCTTTCCGCTTCCTTCTCTGCCAGGTCAGGCAGAAGCCGCACCCTGCCGAGAGCGTAGCTCAGCGTGAGCGCCAGTTCGCGATGACAGACCGCGAACTCGGCCACGTTACGAGCGTCGATCTCCGAGGCGAATCGCCGGAGCACGTTAGCCAAGGTGCGGAAGCGCTTGGCGCGAGCAGCCTCGCCACCAACCAGCGTGGCTTTTGCGGCGTGTTCAGCGATCCTATTGCTGACGTACTGGAGCCCAACCACGCTCGAAAACATGAGGCCGGCAGCGATGTCCGAGGTGTTTCCCTTGGACTCGGCACGGTCATTTGCATCTCGCGACCCAAGGCGGTAAGCGATGAACGCCGTGGTCACGGTTGCAGCGCCAAAGAGCACATTAACGATCACGCCAATAGCTGCTATCCGGTCTCCAGCTCCAGTGGGCCAGAAGCCGCACTGACCGGTGAAGAAAAGAGCGCCTGCGAAGAACCCCGCTACAGCGGCGACAACCAGCCTGACGCCCTCGCGCTTCAGTTCGTTATTGGAGGCTGCCATGCGTGAACTCCCCATCCTTTTCAGTGCGCCGATGGTGCGCGCCATCCTCGGCGGCCGCAAGACTGTGACGCGGAGGGCGGTCGGGCCGCAACCGCAACCCTGGGCCGAGGTGATCGAGATGTCCCCGTACGTTTCGACCGGCCCGAGTGGGCTGACTCACTCGTACGGCAAGCCCGGCCATGCGGTTCAGCGCACAGCGGATGACCAGCGCCAGCACGGTCTTTGCAAGGTGCCGTACCAGGTTGGCGACAGGCTGTACGTGCGCGAGACCGTGCGCATCCTCGAAAACCTCGACCATGGCCGCGCCCGCGCCCGCTACGAGGCCGACCAAACCTACGCCACCATCCATGGCTTGGACCGCCTAAAGCCGATCCTCAATGGCCGCTGCGTCCCCAACGGTTGCCATCGTGAGGCTGCCCGCCTCTGGCTCGAGGTGATCGACGTGCGCGTGGAGCGGCTTCAGGACATCACCTACGAGGACGCGGTGGCGGAAGGCGTACACAGGGCGAACCGCCAGTGGTGCGCTAACGATGAGCGCGGCGCCTGCTTTCAGTACCCACAACAGGCCTTCGCCAATCTGTGGGACGGCCTGGCCAAGCCCGGCACGCGCTGGGCCGACAACGTGTGGGTGTGGGTCGTGGAGTTCCGCCGGATCGAGGGGACACGCTGATGGGCTGGTCTCTAGGCTACGACGAGAACTGGAAGCGTGATGTCGGCTACGGCGTGCCGGCAACCTGCGATCACCCGGGGTGCGGCGCCGAGATCGACCGCGGGCTGTCCTTCGTCTGCGGTGGTGAGCCCTATGGCGGAACGTATGGCTGCGGCCTGTTCTTCTGCGGCGACCACCGGACTTACGCCGGCGATCGACGGGACAACGCAGCCCTGTGCGCCAGGTGCTACGCCAACACAGGCAAGACCTACGAAGCCACCCCGGACACGCCAGAGTGGATCGAACACAAGGCCACCGACCCCAGCTGGGCGGAATGGCGAGCAGAGCAAGCGAAGAAGGAGGTGCCGCATGGCGGCTGACGAGCGATTCATCCGCATGCCAGAGGTCGAGAAGAAGACCGGGCTGTCGCGGGCCACCATCTACCGGCATGTGGCCGCGGGCGACTTCCCCACCCAGGTCAAGATCGGGCGCATCAGTGCGTGGTCCGAACAGGAGATCCTGGCCTGGATCGAGGCCGCAAAGCAGCACCGGCAAGCGGCTTAA